CACCGTTGAAGTCAACAACCGCAAAAGCAGTATCTTCTCCTATGCCTCGGATTATAGTAATATCTTCCTCAGTATAATTTCCAGACAATTCGCAAAAGTGGATTATGACTTCGAATGCTGCCAAAATTTCTTTTGGACTCATCTTCTTGTCAAAGGCTTTGTAGTCCCCGGCTATGATTCTATCAAGACCGTGAACAACAATGTAATCATACATTTCTTGCCATTCCAAAGATTGAGCTACAGTTCCTGGTCCAGCTTCAAAAGCAAATCGATTATTTTGCAACAATCGGGTGAAAGAAAGTAAATATTTTCTTACCACAATACACCAATCAAATGGTGCACCCGTAAATACACGCGTTTTTCCTATTTTCGCTTTCTTAAATGAAACTGGCTCATCCTTAAGATGAGCACAAAAATTGGGATTAACTCTTTTACCCGTTTTGTAAATATCAATCATCTCATATACTCTATCCATAATCTCAGAATCTACCTCGACAGGATCCAACATGCCATGTTTAGGTAAAATAGATGTAAGGAAGAACTTTTTTGATTTCTTCCACGGATTTCCTGCGCTCGTGTTACGATTCATCTTATCAATATATGAAACACAAGCTCCGTTGATGGCAGTAAAATCATCCAACACAATCATTTGGTCTTTAATATCAGCTAATTCTACTTTTCCAAGTATATTCTTAAGATAGCTGGCTTTACATTCTTCCAACAATATCGTGTCTAATTCATGAATAGGTTTAACAATATCCTGCGCGGCGATGTGCCAAGGAACCCATGACTTCATTTCAGGTTTACAATATTTGGCTGTGTAACCCTGAGATTTCAATTTCTCGCACATGGGTGTTTCACATACTTTTGATCCACTTTTTCCTCGGAAATCAGTAAAAGAACCATAAAGACTCATATTCCCTTCATCAATATAACGAAAGACCGATTTCTTGTGCAAATCTCCCACTTTACGAGACGTAGTTTTGGAGTTAATGAATCGCATATCACCTTCTGAGATATTATGTGACGATAATTTCATATACGTAGTGTTTATAAAATCTCCATCAACGTCAGCGGCAAACACCTCAGCACCATTGAGGTTGTTAGCTAGAAAATGTAATCCCAAGATCGAATATCCATAGCTACTATTTACCACCAATGGAGATCCACAATCTCCATCCGATGTATGGTCAGAGACTTTACCTCTCCATAAAGAGTTACAAGCATCAATACCATAATCTGGAAATTTAAATTTGCGCTGAGGCAATTTCTGGATATTTTTTACATCCCGATAATGGATACTCCCATCTTGACAACGAGTAATGTATTTTCCATTGAAAACTCCATTTGCGTCACCAAGTTTAAAGTATTGGGCTATCTTTTTCATGGGGGGCATCTCACGTATAGTAACAAATGCTAAATCCTTTTCAGGATATCGCATTATATCACCATCGCTCAACACCACTCTCA